ACCATAGTAGTACCTTCTTCGCCATTTGCACCATTATAACTATAAACACCATATTTAAACATAATTAAACCTCTTTATAAGAAAAGACTTCAATAATTTAGATATTATCTAATGCAAGGATAATAGATGGGATGATTAACTGAAACATAACTGGTATGCTTAGTAGTAAATCGGTGATAGGTTTCAATATTTCTTTATTCATAATATAATCTCTTTATTTAATTTATGTGTCTATTATATCATACTTTCTAGAAATGTAAACGTTTATTTTCAATTATTTGAAAAGTTTTATTGATCCATCATGACTAACAAAGTATGCTTCAAATTTGATCTTTGGGAATAGTTTTTTTAATTCGAGGAACTTAGTCAAATTAGTTATTGCATCATCAAATAGACTTACTCTATCAAATTGACCAGTCTTTAGATAGTTGTGTATGATTACAAACTTTTTATCGGCTGCAGCGGCAATATCATTTATATTACCGGCTCGTTCTACACGAACGTTATCAATATTGAATCGATGCTTTCTGAAGGTATTCAGGAAAATATCTTTATTGTCGAAATTTGATCTTGCGGTAACAACTATGACTTTACTAAGGGGATTTTTGACAGAATGAGATAGTATTGCTTTTGCTCTATCAAGCATTCTTGAGATAGGTTTAGATTCTTTATTAAACTTCTCAGCATCTTTGAATTCAGAAAAATCAAATGATTCGCCTGACTTAAGTGAATATGTATTAAACTCTTGATTCGAAAGTTTCTTTAATACTTTACCATCTTTCATTACTGTAATTTTAGCAGTTGTATGAAATAGTGTATCATCTATATCAAAGATGCTGAGTCTACCTAATTTATTTTCTTCTGATAGAAATTCTTTAAATGAGTCCATTCTTTTTACACCAATAGTTAACATTTACTTATTTATTAACCCCATTTGCTTGACATTGCATGGTGTTCAGATATCATTTCTGCTTCAAAAACCATACGGTTCATTTCTCTATCATCTTCCTCTGCTTGTTCCTTTGCTTGAAGCAATGCTTTATCATTCATTCTAATAGCTTTTGCTGCATCAATTCTTGCTTTTTGTAAAGCTATTTCAAGAAGTTGATTAGCATATTTGCATATACGGGGAGTACCTTTAGCATTAGGTTTTTTCCAATAAGCTAATTGCTTTTCAGACAATTTACCCCATTTCTCAAAATAAGTTGCCATTGAAGTACCCATATGAGCATCTGCAGGAGTAAAACCACGGCCATTTGCATTAATGGTTCCTAACAAAGTTTTCTCATCTTCAGTTTGTCTTTCGTTGATAACCACTAAAGCACGGCATATAGCTTTATCATTAGTAGTTAAAAGTTTGATAATATCGTTTTTGTTCATAATATAGTCTCTCTCAATAATTTATGTAACTACAACCATTCTCTAATTTCTTTCATACCTTCAAATGAAATGCTCAATTCAGATATTCCTAAATCTAAGATCAAACCATGACCTTTACCTTTTAAGATTGTTTCAATATAATAAGAATCTACAAATTGGTCATAAACTGTTTTTCCATAATAGAATTTAATTTTATCATTTTCTACTTTAACAGTCCAAGGTTGACCATTATCTATAATTGTTTTAATCATTTCAATTTCCTCCATTAAGTTAAAGTGTTACTACTTTTAATTCAGTAACAATAACATTATAACCTTGATCTTTTAAGCGTTTGTTAAGCTTAATAGCATGTTCTTTATCAAGACCTCTATATTCAGCATATACATCTGCAGTAGGCCAAACACCTTTAGGGAATTTATGTAAAGCTTTAACATCATATTTTAATTTCATTTTCAATTTCCTCATAATTTAATTTATGGATCTATTATATCACGATTTTTGGAAATGTAAACGATTATTTTAAATTATTTTGGAAATTCACCATTTACTAGAAAGAAACAATCAGCGACGCATAGTCACTGATTCGATTGCTTGTTGTTTACTGATTATAGGTTGCAGACAACTCTTATGCATAATGGCGACTCCGACAATCAAAGTACCGGTATATTTAGGAGCTTCCTTACGAGTACCACCTGTAGCTTTGGTAATTATAGATTCATAGTTATCATTGCTGGATCTATGAGTATAAGTAGGTGTATATTCTTTGAACTTAGTAGGTTTGGAATTATCTACTCCCCATTTCTTATAAAGAGCTTCTTGAAATCGTTCAGCTTCAAGTGCTTTTCTTTTATGTTCGGCTGATTTATACTTTGGCTTCTTTTTCACGTAGTGTCCTCGCATATTCTAATTGAGTGTTTAAATATTCTTCATAATCATCTAATAATTTAACTGACTTGATTTTACTATACATCTTTTGAAAGTCACCCTGACCATCTCCATGATAAAAATACATAGGTTCACCATCAAAGGTAGAATTAACTACGCTTATTTCATTTATAAAGTTTTCAATCATTATTAAACTCCAAATCTAAAATTTATAGATCTATATATTATATTTTCTAAAAAGTAAACATTTATTTTAATAAATATTATTATTATAAGGAGATAAAAATGAACACAGAAAATCTATACTCTAGATGGAGACCGGCGATAGCATGGTCATATATGGTGATATGTTTATTTGATTTTATGGTTGGACCATTAGTTTATAATACTTTTCAGTATTTAAAAGATGGTACTGATATATCAATGTGGGAAAGCATTACGCTTCAAGGAGGAGGTCTATATCATCTTTCGATGGGTGCTATTGTAGGAGTATCTGCTTTTGGCAGAACTAAAGAAAAACTAGCTTCTTTAATACCAAAAGAATAAATATAATGATACAACTATCTGCGTTCAAATCCTAAGGCGATAATTTCAAACTAGGAAAGTATGCATCGGGTCACAGATAGTTGCATCACATCATTTAACAATCCTAGATATTGCTTATCACTATAAAAGTTTTTCAACTGTATAATTAAATAAAAATTCTATTAAAGACCATACAGCGTATATAATAAAATAACAAATTGTAAATATTACAAAAATAGATAAACCTATTAAAATTGTTAAATTATACATGTTGGTTCCTTAAATTGTTTTGCCTGCTTGTAAATCTTTTAATGTTAAACCACCTGTGTATTGACAGTGTGCAAGTTCTTTAAATGTTTTCCAATTTCCTGCCCATTCAAGACCTAATGATTCTGCGATTTTGCCACATTTATTAAATGTTGCAGTGTCATTCCATTGTGCTTTACCTCCTACAACAGGGCAAAAATCAAAAGCTATTTTATAGTTATGGTATGATTGACCTGCTTTTGCATTCGTCACTTTATTACCAGGAGTAGTTCTTCCCTGAGCATATAAGGCATTTTGTGATTCATTATCTCTATATGTAGATGTAATTAAAACATCAATATTATCTTCAGCACATTTTTCAATAAATTGTTTACACAGATCTGCAACTTTTGGATGTAAATCTTCTAATTTTCTACTGTTAATCATAGTTTATCCTATTGCATCACATAATGCATGTAAAGGTAACATGGGAATTAATGTATTATTTATTAAACTAAATTCTAAACGTTTATCATAAATATCAAGTTCAATTTTTTCAAATACCTTAACACCTATAATAGGAATAGAATCTTTATTAAGTCTTGAATATATAATTTTGCCATCCACATACACTCTACTTGCAATCCATCCGTGTAGTCGTATATTTACAAATTTAACCGCATCTTCAAGTAACTGTTGATTGCTTAAATTAATGTTGTTCATAGTTAATTATTTTAAAATTATTCTAGAATCTGGAACTACGATTGGACTAAACACTCGTTTATATTCAGTTACCAGCGCTTCAGCAGGGGTTGCTTCAATAGCTATTGAATGAAAGTATACTTTGATAGGACCTTGTGCAAAGGGCATCACAGGAGCTATAGCAACTCTTACACCGGATTCTGTTTCTTGAAGCACAATATTAGCAGGATTTTTAATATAATAGCATTTAAATTCACATTTAATATCAACCACTTCACCAATCATATCTTCCCCGATTTGGGACTTAAAAACACGTATATCACTCATCATATTCTCGCTTTAGTAAAAAGGAACCTCCCAAGTATCTAATTAAATCTACCTGGGAGGTTTTATTATTTATTCAGTCAATAATTCAACATCTTGTTTTCCATCACCAATAAGAATCTTTTTAGCCTTCTTATTTTCGGGGATAATATTTTCAAGATAAACAGATAAAATGCCATCTATGAATTCTGCATCTTTTACGACTACAGTATCTGCTAGCTTTATTGTTTTTCTAAATGATTTTGCACTAATACCTTTATGAAGATATTCAATTTCATCATCAACTCCAGTTTTATTTCCAGTCATAATAAGAACACAATCTTCAACAGTAATTTCTAGTTCATCTTTAGAAAAACCGGCTACTGCTAATTCAACAACATATTCATTGTCATTGTATTTAATAATATTATGGGGAGGATATTTATCTGATATTTGACTGTTATTTGTTACTCTTTCCATATCTTTCAATAGTCTTTCAAGACCTACGAATTGATTTAGATGTGAGCCAAAAGCTATTTGTGCTGTTGTATTCATACTACGTCTCCAGTTACGCGAGATTAATTAATAATTCTATCCTTTCGGCATAGAAGGTTAAGGTTCCAGTTACGAATCTGGAATACCTCTTACGTGGGTATCGATCGGCGAACATCTATGTCCTTCACGCACTTTTTATTTAAAGTCTAAAGTGATAAAGACTACCTACCTTGGGAGAAGGAAGTGTTCTTTTATTCGTCGTTAGCCGCCCCTTCTGCTAAAACATCTTTTTCAATTTCAGCAACTTGAGCAGTTCCTTGTGATCTAATTTCATTGATTAATTCTGCAACAACTTCATAGGGTTGTTTTGCTAAAGAAGCCAAAATGGTATTAATACCACGCACATTTAGTTTTAAATCAATTAAACTTTCTTCAATTTTCAATTTTTGTTCTTCATTCATATTTATTTTCTCTTGTTTGAACCAATAGTATATTTCGATGTTAGAGTCCAGTTCTTTTTGTCTTTATAAGAGACAATCTTAATCTGGGATAATGATGCCTTACTTTCTGCCTGCGCAGGATTTACTATAGTTAAAAGTCCCCAGTCTCCTAGCAGACTTGCTATAGCATTTCTTCTTTCAATATCATTATTAGTGATATTGGATTCTTTACCATCCAAAGCAAACAACTCTTTGAAATGGACGATAAAATATTTGCCTTGCTTATGCAATATGTGGCATGATTGGTATAATGTATTATCTTTTTTAGATGCAATACCAATTCTTGTCAAAGTTTCACAGACCTTCAAAAATGCGTCAGGGTCAGGTAACGTCACCTCAAGCATACTGTTATAATTCCAGTCATAAAAAATATCCATTTTTAATACCCGCCTTTATACAATTTTTGTTCAATAATGGCAAGTTGATAATTGGTTAGGATATCCAATGCTTGTCTTGCCTTTTCATCGGAATACTTAAAATATTCCTTAACTAATAAAAATGATTTAGAGTCTTTGTCTTTCTTTGCCCATTTACCAAATCTTTTCTTCTTAGTTATTGTATTTATCAAATATTGAAATTGCATATCAGCATCTAAATTATAAAATCTATTCATCTCATTAGCATATAAAATTGTATCTGAATGCTGAGATAATCCTCTATTCACCATGAAAGGACTATAATCTTTAAATGCCTGAGGATCAACAAATAGATTTTCTTTAGTTTGGGTAATAGCATTAATAAAGTCAAATGGAGTCATTATAAAATTCCTGTCTCATCTAAATTTTCAGCGGTAATTGCAAATCTTTTATTTGGAAATCTATCGGATAACCTATCTTGCAATGATACTATATCCGCGCCATGTGAAAGATACATGTTATCTTTTTCTTTATACATAAAAATAATATTATCATGTACTTCCAAATACGCTAAGATGTCATCTGTAATTGGTTGATCATCTTCATCTATATATAAATCTTCGTCGTATTCTAAAAATAATTCGCCGTTTTCAAATTTACTTATAGTTCTGCGAACTCCGTACCAATATCCTATTCCTCCAGTTAATAACGCCAATATTAAAGTTAGATAATCCATTTCCACATTAGTACCTATTTAAATTTACAAGAAGACATTATTTCAACCATTGCTGACATTGTATTTATCTCTTGGTCAGCAACAAATGCGCTCTTATATT